TTCAAAGACAAAGAAGAAGAAGTAGATAAAAAAGCAACAGGCGGAATGGCCGACTACATAAAGGACTTACTATAATGTCAGAGTGGATTACAAAAAAGCCTAAATGGATTACAAAAAAAGAAAATAAGCCTGAATGGATCACAAAAAAAGAAAAAAAACAAAACTGGATTACTAAAAAAGAGAAAGAGGAAGAACCACCTAAAATGGGAAATCCTGCTGTCGTAGAAACCTACGAAGATGCTAGGGAGAATGCTATGATTAACAGAGGCATTCCTGCTATGAATACAGGTGGAGATGTTGTTGTAGGTAAAGGCGGAGATTACATCAAAGATTTAATTGACTAATGCCAAAACTAAAAATAGGACCAGAAATAAATATTACCAAAGGCTCATCTGAACCTGTACCAGGCAAAGTCACTGTTGATACAGAGAACAGATATTATGGCATCAAGGGTGAACTTGGTTTTGGAGATGAAAACAATAATATAAAAATTTCAGGTAAAGCAGGAAAAGGTTCAGGTCGAGCTGATGTTGAACATCCTTTTGGTAAAGATACTTTCAAAGGAAGTGGAGATACTGTTTGGGATGTTGGAATTAAGTGGACTAAGAAATTTTCTAATGGTGGCGGAGTAGCGATTCAAGGAACAAAGTTTAATGGAGTTAGGTAATGGCTGGATTAAAGGAACTGATAGAATTCGAGAAAATCGAAAGCGAACCAACTTCAACCGTTCCTACTAACAAAGAAGATTACACACAACCTTATAAACCGAGCGCCTTGAAGGGTGTAGCGGGATTGGCGTTAGCTGGTGCAGGAGCCGTGGCTCTTAGATCCCCTATCGGTAGAGCCATACAAAAATTATCATCACTCAAAACACCAAAGGCACCCGTATCACGGATCACGGAACCAGTAGATGAAGTCGAAGAAATTTTATCGATCGTACCGACTAAAGTCGATCGTGGTCGTGCAATGACACAAGCACAGATTCCTTTACAAGAACAAATTAGACAAGAAGCAATTGCTAAATCAAATGAGCTAAGAAAGTTAGCTTATAATAATCCTTTATCTCGTGGAGGTAAGACCGATCGTATTGGATCTTCGTTATGGGATTACATTGCAAGACATCCTGTTTCAGGTGCAAGAAAACCTGAAGAGTGGATTAAAGATTTTAAATCAAGTGGCCCTGGATCTTTTAAAACAGGAAATCCTAACTTTAAACAAATTTCCCAAGCCGTTAAGAAAGATGAATTATGGGATTCTAACTTAGTACAGTTTGATCAGTCAGGAAATGTTATTGGTGGTTTTTTAAAAGTAGCACAAGAGAAAAAGATTCCATTAACTAAAATGGATTTATTGTACATTGTTGAAAAAGCACCTGTGAACAATTTGGTTATGCGAAAGTATAATACCAATGTAAAAGTAGTAGATGAGGCAGAAGATTTAGGTAGAGAGATTAATAATGGATTACAAAGTATTAGAGATAGATTAATGGCTATGCCATCTAATGAAAGTACAACTACAACCGTAGCTTCGTTACTAGAAGATATCAGTACCACACTTAAAGGGAATAGAAAATCGGTTGCTAGAATGAATAAAGATTTTAGAGTAGTAGATTCTAATGACGTGAACGCTCCAGATAAATCTCCCTTTGGAGATATTATAGGTAATTACGAATCTATTGTACAAAGAGCAAGAAGAATAGGATTAGATATTGATACCAATGAAGTATCTAAGATTACAGAATTAGGAAAAAGAAGAGATACAGAAATATTCAGAAAACTTCAATTACAAGATACACAAAAATTAACTCCTAGGTATGGAGGCTATAACGAGTACCGAATAAAAGGGGGAGATGAGTATTTTGAAAACTTAGTCTACTACCCTAAACCATTACCTATGGGTCAAAAACTACCAAGCGAATATAATAGACATTACTCAGGAGTACCGAATCAAATTTATCATGTAAGAGGTAATGTTCGAGCAGGTGGAGAACCTAATCAAAAAGTTATGATGATTGATGAAATACAATCAGACTATAACCAAAAGTTAAGAAATGTTGATCCAACAAGAGCTAAAGTAATAAATGCTTTTGGAACAGAAATAGAATTTTTTTCCGCAAATAGAAAGTTAGAAAAAATTGTAGATGATATGAAAAAAATTGCGAATAAAGGAATTCGTATGACCAATGAAGAGGCTCAAAGATTTAATAAACTCAAATCAGACTTTAATGAATTAAAAGCAAACTCTATGAACCTGTCTAATATAACTGCGACTAAAGCTCAAGATGGAATTCCATTCTTACCTTTATATGGAAAAGAAAACTGGGGCGGTCATGCATTAAAGAATACTATTAAAGATGCAGCAAGTAGAGGTGATGTACAATGGGTAGCTATTTCTCCTGTTGAAAGATTGCACCATGCTAAAAGAGAAAAATACCTTGGCGATATAGAATTTTATGGAACAAGAACGGGTAAAGCTGGATTTGATAATTACTCTGTGTTTAGTAAAAGAGCTGACCGAACTGTTAAAACAGATCCTAAGAAAGATGCAACTTTACCTGCGGAGATGAAACGATTAGCAAGAGAGTATAATTCTGAAGTTAAAACAATAAAAGTCGCTAAGTCGGATCCTAAGAAACCTTTTAAAGTAGTTAAAGAAGTAGAGACAAATAATAAGTTTAAATTAGATAAAGATTCAGCAGGAACAGAACATGAAGTAGCTTTTAAAACTAGAGCGGAAGCAGACGCTTATGTAGACAGATATAATGGCGTTGTTGAAGAAATTGTAGAAGGAGATCCAAGATTATACATGGATGCATTTGCTATCAAAATCTCTCCTGATATGGTTAGCAAGCCTTTTAAAGCTTATAATGAGGGTGGTCTAGTCGTAAATATATTTGCATGATATTATAAACCTGTTATAACAATAAGGAGATAATTATCATGGCAAGCAAAAAATTAAAAAAAGCAATCATCGCTGGTTTGGCAGGAGTTGCAGGAGCTAAAATGCTTGGTTCTATGGGGGCTGCTAAAAAGGCTATACCTGTAGTAGATACAGGCGATCTTGGTTCTGAAATGGCTAACGATACTGCACTAGCATCAGCAATGAGAAAAAATATGGAAGCTGGAGTTGCAGCTAAAAAAGCAGCAGCAGATTCAAGTGTTTTGGGCAAAGTTAAAAATTTTTTATCAGATGAAGTTTTTACAACAAACCCTAAAACTAAAATGAGATTACCTAAAATGGGACCTAGCTCTTCTGAAATGTTTGGTTTAGGATCTATGGATGGTGCCAAGTACGGTAAGATGATTAAAGCATCGAATGGTACAATGGTTATGGCTAGAGGATGCAAATTAGGAAAAAATAAGCCCACTAAATTAAGTTAACAATGGCTGAAGTAGAAAAACAAAATGAACTTCCTGAAACTGAAGAGGCGGTTGAAGAAGTAGATGTAGAAGTTGAAGGTGCTGAGGAAGAAATTCCTGAAGAGCAACCTGAAGAAGATTTCTATAGAAACTTAGCAGAGGAAATGGACGAGCGAACGCTTGGTCGTATTTCTTCACAACTTGTTTCTGATTTTAAAAAGGATAAAGTTTCAAGATCGGATTGGGAACAGGCTTACACTGAAGGTTTAGACTTACTTGGTTTCAAGTATGTAAATAACACTAGACCTTTTGCAGGTGCAAGTGGTGTTACCCATCCGCTCTTATCTGAAGCAGTCACACAATTTCAAGCACAAGCGTACAAAGAATTATTACCAAGTGATGGTCCTGTAAGAACACAGATTATAGGAGCAGATACTCCAGAAGTTGCACAACAAGCAGAACGAGTTAAAGACTTCATGAACTATATGTTGATGGAACAGATGGAAGAGTACACACCAGACACAGATCAATTATTATTTTATTTACCATTAGCAGGATCTGCATTTAAAAAAATTTACTATGATGAAATTAAACAAAGAGCAGTTGCTAAATTTGTACCTGCTGAAGATTTAATTGTTCCCTATTATGCAACAGATTTAAAAGATTGCGAAAGAATTACACACATTGTTAAGATGTCAGAGAACGATGTACTTAAACAACAAAAAGCAGGATTCTATAGAGATGTAGAATTA